TATGGACCCCATCAACTTCGGCACAGTGCAATTCGATGCTTAAAGCTTCTTCTACAATTTTTTGTGGATAGAGTTGTAGCTCGGCTGATTGTCTAACTTCTATCTGCAGATTATTGTCAACAAAATCTGGATCGGTTGCGAGGATACCGTTAATGATTTCTTCGGCATTAGCGGATGCAAGTAGATCGCCAAATTTCACATCTTTTGGAATAACTCCGGTATATCCGACCATGTACGCGCATTTGTAGATCTGATCCTCACCATCTTCACCGGAGATCTGAGTATACCCGTTCCCGATTTTATACGGAGTGAAAAGATGCCTCCCAAGAATAAACGGAACCGGCTGATCAAGAGCCGATTTATTCTTTGCACCACGCAACTGCGGAATCTTTTCAACATCACTATATGAGTCTTCGCCAGCATCCCCAAGCAGCCATGATCGAAGACCATCAGCGATATGCTCGTGGATGTGCTTCCCTGTAAATGCCTGGACAACAGCATCAGTGACTACATACGCTCCTATCGCGATAATCCCAATCACGAGGGCTGTTGCATCAGGGAATTCACGAATAAGACAAACGTCATCGTCCTGAAGGATGAAGTTTTCATCCCGCTTGAATCCATTTACATAGACAACCGAAGCCTCAGGATTAAACCGGACGTATTCCTTGACCGCGAGTCCAGATTCTTTGATAAGTTGTTCGTGTTCATCAGAAAACCAATTGCGGAATACTGTGATCGTTACCATGTGTAGAACCCCTCGATTCGTTTTGACCAGGACGACAGGTCTTCTATACGTACTCCATAACGTCCGCAGTGAATAAACTGAAAAGCATCAACACAAACACCTACATGACGCGGAAGACCAGCAACAAAGAAAACAACAGCAACGCCTTCTTTCGGTTCACTTATCTTCTCTGCGTGAACCAATGCTTTTCTCGTATGAACAAGTCTCGCTTCGAGTTCTGCGGTCAGTTCGTCATAAAGAAAATCCGGAAATTCCTTGCCGTACCGACGCATAACCTCGATAAAGCAACCATAGCAATCGTAATTGTCAGGACCGCGTCCACCTGTTTTATATGGTTTTCCGAGCATGTCCCTGATATCAATCATGTCGCACACCCCGGGCAGCTGAGAGCCGTCATAACGTCGACCGGCACGACAACAGACATGCGGTCATCAAAGATCATCTGCCATGTTGCATACACTCCGCTCCACGTCACGTTTGTGAGTACGAACGTGAATTCCTCTATAGGGTCAATCTCCAGGACCCCCTCATCGTCAAACGCAAATGCCGCAACCGCGGTTGCAGTGGCCCTGCTCTGTAACGTCCGGATTACCTCGATGACTTCCTGGGTGATACAGGAAATGGTCAGCGTTGCGTTGCCGTATTTCCCGTCCCGCATCTCCGGTGGAGTAAATTTGAAGCTCGCAGCTCTGTAGGTTTCTCCGTTGTACACCAGATCAGTTGGAGCATTGACGATTCTGATTACACCGCCGTCGAGAGCTGAATGCTCGATATCAAGAAAAACCGGGAGCATACCCTCAGTTGTGAGACGGAAGAGCTGTTGCATGGTTTTTGGTGTCATACAGACCTCCAGGTCATCGTACACTTCACGGTGTCGCGGCCGTACTGTGAATAGGCGGGAGGTGTGTAAATCTCATAAACAGAATTACCGGTTCCCGCAATTGTTGGAAATTGGAAATCGTGAAGACCGCGCTTGGTGGTGATCTTGTACCAGGCATCGAATATGTTGTATTCGTCCTTCGTGAAGATCATGACGACATTGAACACGTCCGGAACGCTGCTTGATGCGAGGCGTTTTTTATCCTTACCGCTTCGCATCGTATCGCGATGAAGTCCGTCAGTTGGACTCCATGTAGTGTCATTGAGAATCGTTTTATTAACGAGTGCGGGCCATGCAACAATCATCAGGTTCCTCTCCGTATACCGCTTCGGCGGTTTTGCATCGCGTCAAAAGCAGTGTCAAACTTACCAGAGGCGATGCCACTACCAACAAGTTTCTCAACCATGACTACGATCTGAGTAGTACCATCATCATTCTTTTTTGTTGTTGCCTGTGCGTTTGCTACGTCGCCAGCATTATTAACAACGCTGATGCTTATATTCTGTGCTCCGCCTCCAAGTGCACCTGGAGTCTTTGTTGCGATGAGATAGTCATCCGGTGCGGTTGTAATTATCTTGCCACCAGGCGCAATGATTGCGTCCTGGACAGACTGTACATCACGAGAGTTTGCGTTGTAATTTCGGATATACTCCGAGTAGTACTTTGTCTCTTCCCGTGTACGGTCGATTATTTTCTCAAGTCGACTTATAAGTGATTCAAGTTCGTCACGCTCTGAGCCTCCACTGTCTCCGGAATCATTAAGTGCGGCATTTAGATATCCGGCTCCTGCTCCAGCAATACCAGACATGGCCATAAGAGCGAGACCGGGGATAAGTCCACCGGGAGAGATTGCAAGTTTGAACCCAGCCTGGAAGAGCATGGCCGGTACGTTTTGAAGGATGGATTGAAGCAGGGAACGACCGAACGCCTGTGCGGCATCACCGCCCTCATAGAGTGCTTCTCCCATGTCCCAGAAAGCATCGAATGCAGCGTCGGCACCAAACTGGGCCAGCTGTTCTTTGAGTCCCTTGAGTGATTCAATAAGTTTGTCGAGTGAACTTTGTGCAGGTTCGAGGTCTTCAGTTATTTGGCTGAAATTAAATCCAGTTGAATTCCCAAAATCCCCAAGCGCAAACGGATTCTGCTGCATAAAAGCAGGATCCTGTGCGGGTTGGTTAATCCAAGGGTTTGTGAATCCTTGCCGACCTTCTTTTTGAAGCTGTATTGAAACAAACCCATTATTCAACGCTTGTATCGTTGGTTCATCCGGTTTCCACATTCCGGACTTCAACAATACTTCAACTGCTTTCTTTACCTTATTTGCATACTCATCATACACATCAAGGACGCTTTCGCCGTACATCTGAGCCCATGCGATAGCGCCGTTCATTTCTGTTTCGATGTTCTCGAGGTAGTCCGAAACAGCTTGGCTTCCTGTAGTAACTTCTTCAAGGCTGAGCGCTTTCTTCAGAACCTCTTGCCATTTTGCTGCTTCCTCAGCAGCTATTCTTGCTGCCTCAGCAAGCCTTTCAGCCTCTTCTTTTGCTTCACGCTCAGCAATTGTCCTCTCCTTTTCTTTCCTTGTTACTTCATCGAGCTTGTCTATCCATGCATTCCAATTTTTGAGAGCTTCCTGATAACCCTCAGACTCTTGATAGTTCTCACCACCAAGTTTTTTCCACTGTTGTACTTGTTTGAACCACATCGCAATTTGCAGGTTCGCTGCATATTCCCATGCTTCGAGAGAGGCATTATCGGGATCACTGAAAACAGCATCGTTAGCTTTCTTTCCGAATGTTATATGATCAAGCGCGTTAGCCGCTGCATCAGCAACCGCGGTAATAGCATCGAGAGCATTTTTCTTAAAGTCGAGCAACCAAAGTTCACCAAACTTTGCCGCAAGGTTCTCGACAGAATCCTGCATGGTCATTAACTTGCCTTGATAAGTATCTGCTGCAAGGCCCATGCCCTGATAGAACTTTCCGCCTTCAGATGTCATACTCTTAAATGCTTTAGATATCACTTCCCCTGTGATTTGACCATTGGTTATCATGTTTTGAAGTGCTTCGCCAGATTTGCCGGTCACTTTTTCGAGCTCTGCATAAATCGGAAGATTTGCTTGAGCGAACTGCCGGATATCCATTGTCGATGCCTTACCTACAGATAGAATCTGTGTATAGTTCATCATTATGCGATTGAGCTTTTCCTGGGATCCGCCGGCGGCATCACCAAGCATTTGTAGTGTGCTCTTTAGGTCCTCAGCAGCAACACCAACGTTGAGTAGTTGTATTCCGGTGTCAGTGATACCTTCAATTCCAAATGGCGTTTTCGCTGCAAACTCTTGCAAATCACGGAAAGTTTCATCAGCTGCCTTTGCACTCCCGGTGACAACACGAAGCTGAGTTTTTATCATCTCCATATTACCAGCTGCGTTGATAACAGAATCGGCGAATTTCAGGACCGCGAGATTCGCTGCTCCCATTGCCAGGGTATGAAGGCTCGTCAGGTCATTCAGCGTTTCAAAACTCTTTGCAGTGGATTTATTGGCTGTACCTATTTCAGATGCCGCTTTTGCCGCATCTGCGGATTTCTTCTTGAAGATATCGAGATTACCGTTGGCGGTGACTATGCCTTTATCATCTATCTCTAATGTCAGTCTGCTTAACTCAGGCATTGTCACTCCCTCCGGTCTAGCTTCATCCGCTCGTCTGCTGCCCAGGCTTTCATCCGGAACAGAAGATCAAGCTCAAACAGTGTGAATCGAATCTCATGCAACTTTGAATAGCCAGCAATCGATTCAGGAGTTACGGTTGCATCGCACTCGTTGTAGATTGAGATGAACTCATTGAACAACCATGCGAAACAATCAGGCGGATTAAGAGGCATTAAGTGCTCAAACCGCCGGTACTCTTCGGACCCTTCTTCAGGCTCGCCGAAGTCTTCAATGAACTCGTCGTAAACCTCGCGATTCACAACGAGCGTTCTTTTATCGCCCTCACCTTCGTAGTGAGGATGATTCCGAAAGAAGAAGCGCCTTACTGTTTGCTCGAGCTCTTCTTCTCTTTGGATAAAAAATTGGCACGGTCCTCCGTGTAGTTGTAGATGAAGTCCAGGAGCTCAGGAATTTCATTAAACAACTTGACGTACCCGGCCTGCGTTGCTTCGATTTTCTCTCCGCCGAGAGTGACATCCCCACCGCCTACGGCGCGCATGCCTTTGATCCGGAGACCTGTTCCCTGTTTTGAGCGTTCCTTCCAGTCGACTTCAGCGCGTTCATCTTTCGGAAGAGCAGCAATTTCTTTTGCCATGGCTTTTGTGTACTTCTGGACCTCATCGGAATCCTTTCCAATTACCAGAAATTCGACACCGATTTTCTCACCGAAAAGAACAGGTTCAACCCATACACCTTCGTTTGCGTTTTTCTGTGTCGCAAATCGATCAAGATTCATACATCACCTCGACTATTTGTTCCGAACTCATACGAGTACGGTCTTCTACAAAAGCTGATAATGAGGATAATCAACAAAATCCTCATCATCGTCACCGTCGAAGGCGGTCAGTCCATCGCCGTCCCAGTCACCGCCCCAGGTAAAACCCTGTGCTGTGAACGCAGCCGCGATTTCCTTCCACCGTCCATCCGAAACAGGAGGCCAGACCGGTCGGCCGCTTTCCGCGGGAACAACATCAATCGCATTCCCCGTCTGGTGTGCACTTCTTCCGGTCCCGCCTTCACTGATTCTGGTACCGTCACAATTTGTCACGGTATAGGTGTTCTCTTTCGGAGAGAGCCGGTATAGTCCGGCCTTCGCCCTTTCTTCATTGACTTCATCCAGTGGCTTCCGTCCCTGGCACCAGAGCGCATACTGTTCTTCCTTTGTCCGGAGTGTGCAGGTGATGGCATGCGGAACGTGCTTTCGGAGCAGTTCCGCTATAGCCGCCGATGCCTTCGCACGAGCTTCTGGATTCAGATCAGTCAATTTCCGGCTCATTAAACAAGCTCCCACTTCGCATAGAGCTTCACATTCCCTTCGATGAGAATGGGATCGCCAACGGCGTAGTCAGTGCCGGTTCCAGCTGCTGCTGTATTCCAGCCAGCAAACGTGTAACCAGTCTTGACAAGTGATCCGGTATTGTCCGGTGCATACACCAGAGATCCTGCTTCGAGGTTTTTTTGTGTTGCAGGTTTGGTGCCGGAGGTTTCGCCGTTTCCGTCGAAGGTGAGGTCATAGAGCGTTGGTGCTGTAGCAAGAGTCCGGGTGATCTTCACTACATTGGTACCAAAGGCAGTGAAAGGATACTGCGGAGCGAGTTCGTCACGGGATCCAGCCGCGGTACTGTGAGTGTCGAGCTTGGTGTTTGAGAGCTCGAATGTGTACTTGTTCCCGGCCGCATCTTCAACCTGAATTTCAAAGGTCAACTTGTCTCCAGCGACAGCGTGGTTGAAAAGAACTTCATCTGTCAGGTATGCAGTAATCGAACCGTTCACATCGAACATCTTCTCAACAATCAGTGCATCCGTCTGAAACAGAGCTCCGAGAGCTGCAAGGTTATTCTTGATCGTGATCTTGAACTCTTTACCATAGGTGAGTGCTCCACCACCCATTTTGAGGAACCCCCTTCGACTGGTGAACGGAGATGTGGTCAACACTGTGGGTAGTGAAGAAAGACCGGATACCGGATTCGCGGTTTTAAGTTCCGGATCACCGATTCCCAGGAGGTTGAAGGTTCCGGTAACAATCGCATTCACCGCAAAGGTCAGATCAATGGAGTCAACTTGGACGCCCTTGAAGAGCTGCCAGAGAGGATGATCCGGTTCTGAGAAGTGTTTCAGGATCCAGAACTTCTTTGCGATGTTTCCAGGCTCAAGTGTTGATACCTTCGGATCAGTACTATCAACCTTCCAGTTTGACATCATAACCGCTGAAAGCAGTCGGTCAAAAGAGAGCGCTGAAAGCTCGAAGGGTACCCCTCCCCCATTGGAAGACTGCCCGGGCATCGGTTCTGAGGCCGCACGGCCGGGAAGCAGCTCGCCGGACTGCATCAGTTCGGTTTTTCCTTCCAGACTGTCGGATTGGTTCCGGAAAACAAAAGCGACCGGTGTCGCGGGTATATTCGCGGTCATCTGTCCCGCATACAGTGTCCGGTTCGCGCCGGTTTTAGGTCGTGCCATAACAAACTCCTTTTAGTTCGCGATATCTGCGCGATATTCAATTCTTACAGGCAGCCGATAATGATCGCTTTCTGTATCATCAGGACCGCAGTAAACCCGCTCTATTTCAATTCCGGAAAAAACTGTTCCACGTTTGAAGTGCTCGGCAATTGCGTTATATCTAGCATTCAGCATGTCCTTGCCGATGTTGAGTGGTACGCAGATTGTAATCTGATATATTCCAACCCATCTGTTCGGACTTCCCTCTCCAAGTGCAGACTGGATCGGTGTTCCGGGAAGATGATCGACTTCGTACCATCCGCCTGATTTCGGCCGGGAGAACGCTTCATTCGGCCATGCAACGTTGTTGTCCTTGATGTACAGCGTCATGGTTTTGAGTTCAGTTCTGAATACTGATTCAATTCCAGCGTTCGTCATCGCTTCACCTCATTGACTGCTTCCGTAAAGGTTGCTCCCGACTCTGCCATTGTCACGCCAACCATTCCCCGGGGCGCCTGTTTCGAAAAGCCGCCAAC